GTTGATTGCGAATTTCACTGGCCAATGCACCTAGACCAAGTTTCTCGGACGCGAGCTCCAGCATCTTGCAAGCGACTAGCACATGCACAGCCTTGTGTGAGGAGTCCTGTTTCTCCAAGTCTAGCTCCCAAGTCCGTTGGAAGGTGCAGAGAATGTCGTCTATGTCCTGCTCCTTGAGGCCAACGGGTGAGTACTTGCCTTGTTGCATTGACCTTGCCCATGCATGAGTCAAAGCGTCACACGCATCCATGAAGATGGCTTGCTGCATGTCACTGGCAGTGATCACGCCTTGAGCCTTCAACTCGCCGGGTAGCTCGGAAGCTTTCTTTGCGAACTCCGGTTTGAGGAACGCAAACGACACCGTCGACATTTTGGTCTCTGTGTCCGCATAACATCCGTCGATCACTTGGCGCCGGTCCCTTCGGGAGAGCACGTTACGCCGAGAGTTTGCCAGATGAGCAAAGAATGTTTTCTTGTCTACGACTTGCTCAAAGAGACGCTCTACGATTCGCTCCGCATTAACGAAATCAGCTGGTGTTGGCTTGATTGTGTCGGTTGCCCTGGTCAGTGCCTGAATCAAGTCCACGCCGGGTACATCTCGCGGCTGAATGGTGTAGTTGTCGAAATTGTCAGACACCGCACGGCCCTCATCGATAAGCTTGACACCGGGCTTCAGCTCGACATGTGCTCGCAACTCGCTCTGTGCCAGGGCCTCCGACCCGTGGAACACGGTCCCAATGGTGATCTTGTCCGTCAACGCTTGTTCCGTCAGGCTTGACTCGATCAGTCTTGGCTCGTGGATGTACGTCTCAATGGCATCGTCGACTGTTCTCGGCTCCACCATGTCCCAAGCCGTGCCTCCGAATATGACATCGTTTGGCAACTCGCCATTGACACCTCGGTCCACCCAATCGAAACGCGCTAAGTCTTGGAGGGAATTGGTGACGAACACCACGCTCTTCCGGCTGCGCGTCAGCGTAACCACCAAGTGGTGCATTTGCTCTGGTGCTGCCAGCCAATTCATGTCGCGCTGTAACGCGTCCCCTGCCGTGTGTACCACCGTATGCTCTGAGCGTGCCCCTTGAGATTCGTGTGATGTCAGGGTATCAACAAGACCCCTTGCCACGACCAAGTTCTTGGCGTTTTGGGTTCCTTGGATACTCAAGTCATTTTTCCCAGGAATCAAGACATCGGAGCCGGCCAGCGAATAGCGCAGACCCTCACAGTTGTCGCTCCCGCAATAGTAGCGTTCTAGTCGCATGGGGGTCTCTGATATGTCCAAGTACAAGGCGGCCACGTCCCAGGGCACGAACGTCACGGGAATGCTGACTTTAACAGGAGCGAGCGTCGGGTCCCAGGCTGTTTGCGTGGGCGAGAACACGTTGCGGATCTGGTGGCCGTCACCGATGGTTATGATGCCGGCTGCTCTGGCGTGACGATTGGCTATTGCCTGGAGCAGCTCCACATCATAAGCGTAAGCTTCATCAATGAACACATAACCAGTTGTCAACCCGCGTTCTAGGGCTTTG